CACATCGGTTGCCAACAGAACAAGAGTTGTAACTGGTGGCGGCGGTGCTCTTGGCAGTAGGAACTATCTACAATACACAACAATTACAACAGGCGGCGTGGCTACATATTTCGGTGATTTGATTGAAGTTAATGAAATTGATTATGCAGGAATTTCTGATGTTCATGGTGGATTAGATTTATCACAACCCAGAGCAATTATTGAAATTAGCTCGCCCAATCTCAAGACTGTTGTGATTGACTCATTTAGCTTAAAACTAGTCGATGCCATTGCATCAACCTCCGAAATCGGTGTCCCAACTATCGCAGAGAGCCATGCCTTTACTGCAAACAATGACGGTCTGGAATCAGCATCCGAAGTCGAGGAATTCAATCTTTCAGAAATCCACATTCTCAAAATCTGGGAAGATGAACAACTGAACGATCCGGGAATGGTGGATGGTCGTGAATTTACCTCTGCAATCGAACGCGCCCTGGTTATGGGTGGGTCGACAGATGGCGGCAGACAAAACACTGTTGATTATGTCAATATGAGATCGACTGGTAATGCCACTGACTTTGGTGATTTGAGTGCTGTTAGAGATGGATCAAGTGCTACTTCAAGTATAACCAGAGCTTTAATTTTTGGTGGTTTTGAGGGTTCCAGTAGAATTAATACTATTGAATATTTTACAATATACACAACTGGTAATGCCACTGACTTTGGAGATATGTCTCAACAAGTTCAACAACCAGCGGCTACCTCAAATGATATTTTTGCTTTAAGAGCTGGTGGAGACTTAACAGGTGTAGCCGGTACAAATGTTATTGAATATGTTGTAATGGTCTCAACGGGTAACGCCACAGACTTTGGTGATTTAACGGTTGCTCGATGGAGTGTAGCTGGTTGCTCATCACCAACCAGAAGTGTTTTTGGCGGCGGGTTCGACGGTTCATTATATGATACAATTGATTATGTTACCATTGCAACAACCGGTAATGCCACCGACTTCGGTGATTTACTAGCTGGGGTTGAATCTCATGGTGGTAGCAGCACGAACACCAGAGGTCTATTTGGTGGTGGTCAGATATCTGGCACAGTATACTATGATGTTATACAACGCATTACCATTGGTACGACCGGTAACTCAGTTGATTGGGGTGATTTGGCAGCAGGAACACAACAAATTGCTGCAGCTGGTAATGATGTTGATGACCGAGTGTTCTTCTTTGGTGGATATACACCAACATACTTAAATACCGTTCAATATGTTGATGCAGTGAGTTCTGGTAATGCCACCGACTTCGGTGATTTGACAGTTGGCAGACGTAAACTTGCTGCTGCCTCCGATACTCATGGTGGCCTGGATACTGATACAGCATCTTGGAGAAGGCTAATCGATACAGATTTCACTGGTGGTGCCTGGGAAATCGGTGGTGGTACAATGACTATCGATGGCAGTGTTACTAGTGGTCATGTTTGGTCTCGAATCACTACACTAACCTCAAAAGATATGTTCCCAGGCGAAACATACCGTGTTCAGATTAATGTTGCAACCTACACATCTGGCAACGTTGCGGTTTATCTCGGTAGTGGTACTGGTACTAACGATAGAGTAGGCAATGTCACCAGTGCTGGACTTTTCAATGAAATCATGGATGAAGTAGATACAGAAACAGTTGTAAATCTATACTTACGTAGCTATGCTACCACTGATATGGTCATTGATGCAATCTCTGTTACTCGTACTGATACTCTGACATCTGTCACATCATTGGAACAACCGACGTTCAGCCAGGAACATGCGCTGACTGCAGATAATGGTGGTCTCAATGCCAATACCCAATTAGAAACTCCAGAACTCACCACAGCGGTTGATCTATTCGCAGATGATATGCAATCCAATACCCAATTGGAAACTCCTGCGATCACCCAGAACCACCAGTTCACCGCAAACAATGGTGGTCTGAATGTTGTCACCCAGGTCGATAACAATAATGTTGATATTGGTCAGAACCATAATGTCACTGCAAACAATGACGGTATTGAATCAGTTCCTGAGATCGAAGAATATAATATCTTCCAGAACCATCAAATTACAGCTCAGAATGGTGGGCTCAATGCCAATACCCAACTAGAAACTCCGAATATCACCCAGGAACATGCACTAACTGTTACCGAAATCACGGCCAATACTGAGCTGGAAGACCCGGTATTCAGTGAAACTAATATATTCACGGTCCAGAATGGTGGCATCGAATCCAATACCCAACTGGAAGTTCCAGCCTTTACACAAATCCATACATTCAATACTCAGAATGGTGGTCTCAATGCCAATACCCAACTAGAAACTCCGAATATCGGTCAGGAACATGCATTAACTGCCAATAGCATCGAGTCAGCATCTGAAGTCGAGGAGACAAACCTCACAGAGAAAGTGGCGCTGCCTGCAGTATCTGAAATCACGGCCAACACCGAGGTCGAGAATCCTGCGATCACCCAAAACCATCTGTTCACTGCAAACAATGGTGGTCTGGAATCAGTCACTCCAATTGACGATCCTGTTATCGCAGAAATTCATAATCTGCATATTGGGGATAATGAAGCCCTCAATTCAGACTTCGCATCCGACCTCAGCAACTGGGCTCCAGTCAATACAACATGGGTCTCTGGTCGCGCCCAGATCACATCCACATCTGGTGAATTGGCCGGTATCACCCAGGATTCATTCCCACTGGTACCAACATATGTCTATATCACTATGGACTATGAAATTATCTCGGCGGCATCCGCACCGGTAGTCCAAATTGACGATCTGACCAGTGGTGGCTCCTATGTGGGCAATCTAACGAGCATTAACCTACCTACAACGGGCGGGTCGAAAGGGACCATTGCCTATACTGCCATCACATCAGGTGGCGTCAGGTACGCTGCCAAGCGCGGTGGTGGAGCCGCTGATTTCTATGTCGATAACTTCCAGGTCAGGTATGTCCAGGGTCTGGGTGTGCAACCAGAGAATGATACGTCTACCCTTGGTCATATCTATGCCTTCCAGGCTGATAATGGTGGCATCGAATCTGCCTCGCAGCTCGAAGAATTCAATATCTCGCAGCTTCATGATCTGAATGTTACTGAGGTATCAGCCAACACTGAGGTCGATACACCAACCATTGGTCAAGATCATAACCTAACCGTTACCGAAATCACGGCCAATACCGAGGTTGATAATCCTATCTTGACTGAAGAGTTTGCACTCTTCGCAAATGATATTGAATCCGCCACGATCTGTAATGATGCCTCGCTAGGTCACAAATATATCTTCACTGCCACCGAAATTTCGGCCAACACCGAAGTCGGAAACCCAACTGTTGCTCAGATTCAAGACTTACTTGCCGATAGCATCGAGTCAGCATCTCAGGTAGAAGAATTCAATATCTCACAAGTCCACAATATGACTGTGAGTGAGATTGAGGCACAGCCAGAAGTCGATAATCCTGTCATCGGTCAGACCCATGATTTGGTTCAGAATAGCATCGAAGCAACAACGAGTGTTCCAGAAGGCGATCCGCCGCTTCTCGGTCAGGAACATGTACTGACTGTTACTGAAATCACGGCTAATACTGAGGTCGATAATCCAGTATTCCAACAGGCACATGGTCTGGGCACGCCACCCGATATAACATCCAATACCGAGGTCGATACTGGCACATTCGGGCAGAACCACAATATGGGTGTGGATGATGGTGAATTAGCATCAACATCAGAAGTCGAGAATCCTGCCATTGGTCAGGAACATGCACTAACTGCGAGCGATATCGAATCTGCCTCTGAGGTTGAAGAATACAATATCATCCAGATTCATAATTTCGTTGTCACTGAGGTATCAGCCAACACCGAGGTTGATACGCCTGCTATCGGCCAAGATCACAATCTGACTGCTACTGATACCGAATCGGATAGCGAACTAGAACCTCCTGTTCTGACCCAAAAGCATGTTCTGGTCGAACAAGATATCCAGGCATTTACAGTTGTCGATAATCCAGTTCTTGCTGAGGATAAAGACCCGCTAACAGCTGATGATATGACTTCGCTATCTGAGGTCGATAATCCAGTTCTGGGTCATAACTATGTATTCACCGCAACAGAATTCGAATCTGATACCGAGGTCGAAACACCGGTTGTCGGGCAGGTCCATAACCTAACAGCAGATGATTTGCAGTCGCAGTCAGAAGTTGAATCAACGAATATTTCTCAGACCCATAACATCACAGCAGCTGATATTGTTGCGGCCTCTGAAATCGAGTTACCGGCCTTCGGTCAGGTTCATAACATGACTGCCACTGATATCGAGGCTGTTCCAGAACTCGATAATGCCAGTGATTTCGAGATGAAGTGGAACCTCACTGTTTCGGAAATAGAGGCTCTAACAGCGGTTGATGCTGGCACAATCGGACAGGTTCATAACCTTTCAACCACAGGCATCGAATCACCAACTGATGTTGAAGAATGGTCAATAGCTCAGGAGCATTATCTCCTAACAGGTGGAATTGAATCACCATCCGAAACTGCCAACCCGAGTATGTACCAGACCCATGATATGACAGCAGTTGATATCGAATCTGGTTCTGAGGTAGAGACGCCGGTTGGCCTCGAAAAAGATGTTCTGAACGCCATCGGAGTATCCTCAACTCCAGAGAATGGTACGCCGCTATTAGTATTCTTCTATCTGCTATTTGCTCAGGGTATCGAATCAATCTGGGAATTGGATCAACCCGGTAAAGAAATTTACACAGAACGTAACCGCCCACCTCGCCGTAAGGTCAGAGTGCCAATAAATAAAAAGAAGAAGCACGTCATCAGAATCCTACGAAGGGTCTTACCGAGGTAAAATGGCACAAGAACTAAACCTAAATGTGGATCAGGGCGCTAACCTTGAGATACGTTTCACTATACTCGATGAGGATGATGCTGCGGTTGATTTAACCGCATATACGATTAATTCACAGGTACGGAAAAACTATGATTCGAATACAGTGTGGTCGTTCAATACGGATGCAGATATTGATGGCAATCTTTCATTGCTAATGAACTCTGATATTTCGACCAATGTGCCACCTGGGCGATATAACTATGATGTGGAGATTGTATCTCCCTCTAATACAACAACAAGAATAATTGAGGGCCTGATTACTTTCCATCCTAATATGACACGTTGACATAAATAGTAATGTAGGTAACGTCAGAAAAGGAGATAATCATGACCGATATTCTACTAGGCTTTGTTGCTGGCCTCATTGTAGGCTGGAACTTTTTCCCGCAACCCGGATGGATCAAGAGCTTTTTGGCTCAACTCGGCTTGGGTAAAGGCAAAGTAACAATCAATGTTGGTGATAAGGACGATTCTAACACCGCATAAATACATATGGACTCTACGTCTCCCAGGTTCACTTAATTAAAACCACTTGAGGGTGAACCTAACTTGAAACCGTTACTGGGTTTTCTCGGTGGCGGTTTCTTTTTGCCTAAATACAAGCAAAAAAAGGAAGCGATATGTCTGTCCCAACTTCACGCGATGAATTAAAGGAATATTGTCTCCGGCGCTTGGGTAAACCGGTGATCGAAATTAATGTCGAGGATTCGCAGGTTGATGATAGGATTGATGAGGCCCTAGAATTTTTCCGGGATTACCACTTTGATGCCACCGAGAAGCTTTATTTTAAACATCAGATCACTGCCAATAATCGCAATGATCGCGTTCACGATGTTGTTGTTCATTCTGGAGGTACAGGTTATCAGAACACTGATACTGTTGTATACACAGGTGGTCAGATTGGTCGAACCCCTACCGATCCTATTGCAACCATTACTACAGATGCCAACGGTGCCATTCTAAGCGTCAACCAGAGCGTTTATGGAAATGGGTACGCCACTGCCCCGGAAGTCACGATAACCACTGGTACGGGCTCTGGAGCCGATCTGGAGGCACGTCTGGGCGGCATTGTGATCCTACCCGAGAATATCATGGGTGTGGTTCGCATCTTTGATATCTCATCTGCCCTGGCGGTGGGTAACATTTTCTCCATCCAATATCAGATTGTCCTGAATGACCTCTATAATCTGACTGCTGTCAGTATGGTCCCATACTATATGACCTTCCAACATCTGCGTCTGATCGAAGACCTCCTGGTTGGTCAACAGCCAATTCGGTATAACCGGCACCGCAATATCTGTCATGTGGATACAAACTGGGACCGTTTTTCTGATGATCAGTTCCTAATACTGGAATGCTATGAGGTCGTCGATCCCGATATCTTTACTGATGTCTGGAATGATCGATGGCTCAAACGCTACTGTACCTCGCTCCTCAAAAAACAGTGGGGTGATAACACCAAGAAATATGGTCAAATGCAATTACCGGGCGGTATGTATTTCAATGGTCAGCAAATCTACGATGAGGCCATGCAAGAAATAGCAGAGCTAGAGAAAGAAATGATCTTTAGCTATAGCCTGCCTGTTAGCGATATGATCGGATAATAATGTGTATACAGAGTATTTAACATTTGTTTATTGTTGGACTGATAGAAAGAGGGGGGCATAACTATTACTACCTCGGTATTCTTTAATAATTACGATTTTACGCAAGAACAACTCCTCTATGAAGACCTAATCATTGAGGCCATACAGATTTATGGCCATGATGTCTATTACATTCCAAGGACACTGAATAACTATGACGAATTGTATACAGAGGATACGATCTCATCCTATGACGATGCATATGACATCGAGATGTATGTCAAGTCAGTGGATGGTTTCACGGGCGATGGCATCTTCCTTTCCAAGTACGGCCTTGAAATACGCGATGAAGTCATCTTTACCGTCTCCAAAAGGCGCTTTGAAAAGCAGGTCACTTCGATTGATGACTCGCGAAATGTGCCGAAAGAGGGAGACCTGATATACTTCCCACTGAATAAAAAAGCCTTCCAAATTAAATTCGTTGACTACAAACCATTCTTTTACCAACACGGCGAACTTCAAACCTATGACATGGTGTGTGAACTCTTTGAGTTCAGCGGGGAGAACTTCACGACTGGCATTATCGATGTGGATGAAATCCAGGAGAAGTTTGATACGGATGTCCTGGAAGATGCAATCCTGGCCGAGTCTGATGATGCCTATATGCTGACCGAGAATGGTCAGTACCTCCTGATGGGCCACACCGATACCAGCACACAAGACCTGGGCTCTGATAACATTCCTATCCAGGACGAACAGGAAGAGGAACAAATCTTTGACTGGAGCGAACTCGATCCGTTTTCTGAGGGAGAATATTAATGCTCAGTTTCAAAGAATTCATTCTCCAGGAGTCCTATGAAGATCATGGTTGGCACAAAGATAGATGGTCTGAAGGTACCACCCATAGACATGATTCCACTATACATGGTCATTCCGTGAAAGTTCATTTTGATATAGAGCACAGAAAACCTACTCATGCAGAAGTTGACTTTTCGGTAAATCGAAAAACAGCCAGGGGTAATGCTCCCCCCTATAAAACATCTCATGCCCTGGCAGTGATGAAGCATGTTCGACATAAAGTGAAGGAATTTGCGAAACAAAATCCCCATATCAAAACACTCGGATATACTCCGATGGATGCTCCCGCACCAGACGAAGCAAATGATGCTGGCGCAAATAAGCGCGAAAAGCGTAAGGATGAAATCTATAAACGGTTAGCAGGTAAGGTGACTGTTCATAACGATCCAGATAGTCATTCAGGTGCAAGAATTATAAGAGTTGGAAACTAATGTTTGGTCAAACTTTTGTTTACTGTTGGACAGATCACAAAACACAAAAATTAGTAGCTAGTAGACTTAGTTGCCGTTTTTGTCATAGAGAAATGTCAAAAAACGGTTTTGGTTCACATCTCAGGTCTTGCAAACCTTACAAACAAGAAAGGAGGTGATGTTATTTTCGGACAAACTTTTTATCACGAGACAATAAGAAAATACATCATATACTTTTGGTACATTGATGAACGATATTCATGTCGAGAGACTGGATTCTTCTGGCGAAACCGAATCATTCCTCAAAGTTCCTCTGACCTATGCTCCCAAGGATAAGATGCTGGCGCGTATTACCCAGGAACCAAACCTGGATCGCGAAACCGCCATTAACCTTCCTCGTATGTCCTTTGAACTGACCAATGTTTTCTATGATGGTCAGCGAAAACTCAGGACAACGGGCCGGTATGTCACCAAGACAGAGGACGATCCTAACAAACACGATTATATATATAATGAAGTGCCGTACAACCTCAATTTTACCTTGTATGTCTATGTCAAAAACGCAGAGGATGGTACCAAGATTATTGAACAAATCTTGCCGTACTTTGCGCCTGAATGGAATGCCACCTTGGTTATGATACCGGAAATGGATATAAGGCGGGACATTCCCGTTCAGGTTATGTCAACACGATCTGAAGATTTGTACGAGGCAAATTTTGAGGAGCGGCGCGTTTTAGTATGGACGATAGACTTTATGCTGAAAGGCTATCTGTGGGGACCGGTCAAGCGGGCACCAATCATTAAATTCGCTAATGTTAATTTCTATGCCGCAGGCGGCGCAGAAAATATTGAGGATGAAGTTGGTACGCTTGATCCGGTATCCCGAATTACAGTTCAACCAGGACTGGATGCCAATGGCAATCCAACAACTAACACCGCAATTTCAATTGATAGAGACCTAATCGAAGCAGATGATGATTGGGCCTATATCATTACACCATCGGGGATTATTACTAACCAATGATATCAGGTAAAGTATGGGGTAAGACTGAGTTAATTCATGCGAATCATGCCTTGGAGTTTCACCGTATTGAATTTAAGGCTGGTTATAAGTGCTCAGAACATAAACACAAATTCAAGTGGAATGGATTCTATGTGGAGTCAGGTAAACTCCTGATTCGTATATGGCAAAAGGATGATCAGAAGGGCCTGATCGATGAGACCTATCTGCACCCAGGAGAATACACAGTGGTAAAGCCGGGGTATTTTCATCAGTTTGAGGGCCTGGAGGATGGTATTGCATTCGAGTTATATTGGGCAGAGTTCAACCACAATGATATACAACGGCGCACCACAGGAACAAAAGCATAATGAAGAGATTCAAAAAATTTCTCAAAGAATCATCAGATATAGTAAACAAGTTTGCTGCCAAGGCACATGGTGAATGGCGCAAGGGTTTCGATCCAGAAGGAACCGGAAAAGAGCGAGTCAAGGACAATAGTGATGGCTCCAAAGGGAATATCAATGTTCCCTTCCATAAGCTCCATCCAGACTGGCAGAAGGAAAATCTGGCAGCTGGTAAGGCCGCCCTGGAGGCACACACTAAACACCCACATGATGAAGAGAAGGCCGCTGAACACGTCCATAATGAGTGGATGAAGAGAAATCCAAAAGCTGATTGGAATGCGCATCAGCATGTCCCTTATTCAGACCTTTCACACGAAGAGAAGGAAAAGGATAGGGAACACATCAGGACAATAAAGAGTCTAAAATGAAGAGATTCAGACAATTCATTAGAGAAGAAATAATTGATCATGGGTGGGATCACTTAGATTCTGGCCAACACGAGCATCGCGCAACAGTTCATGGCCATAAAGTAGGTATTAATTTATATCAGT